CCTAATAATGTATAACCTGTCGATGTTATAACACCGGTTGAAATTTTACCACCTTCAATTGTAGTTACGTTTGCTCCACCAATATGATTTGTAATTGAAGCTTTAGGAATTATTTCTGAAGTTAAAGCACCATCAGTAAGGTTGTTGGCTGAAGTAAAAGTTACTAAACCTGTAAATCCAATTGCTTGAGTTACAGTAGTGAAAGTTGGAACCGCAGTGTTTCCACCGGCAGTTGTTTCCACTGCGGTATATGTTGAATACCAATATTTATTTGAATTTCCTGCAGCAAATGTTGGCGCACCCAATGCCCAATTAGTAGTAAGACCTGCAAACGCGTTCGTTGAAAATGTATATGATGTAGCGGTTGGTGTTGCGGGAGCAGTTGCTGCAGCGAGTTGATAATATAACAAACCTGTCGCTGTTCTTTTACCATCATTTCCATTATTTCCCGGTGAACCAGTATCTCCCTTTTTAGATTTTGATAAACTTTGAAGTTTTGTAATGGTTACTAAATTTTCAACATTTATACTATATGTTATTGTAGCCAAATCCGTTGTCATAACACTATGGTCTGCAAAAATTACAGGATTTCCCGTTGAAGTTTGTCCTCCAATTGTAATTGTTCCAGTTGTAAGTGTTGCCGTTACTTTGAACTCACCAGTTGTTGGTGTCCCTGTGGTTACACCATTTAATTGAGTCGCACCTTTATAAACTATAACAGAAGTACCACTACCCACATAAGACGAAACTGTTCCATCATTTGCTGCCGGTAATGTATGTGCTTCATTTGTTAAAAATACTGTGTAAGAATCCGTACCAGCTTTAACACCAAATATATCAGTATTATCAAATGCAATAACTGAACCCACATTTCCTTCTTTAACATTTACTTGATATAAATCTGAAGTTCCTGATGATGGTAATGTTGCTATTGTATATGTTGCGGTTGTAGAATATGCTCTAACTTCTGTTCCATTTTTTGTAAATTGATAATATGGTGTAGTAAAATTTTGAGGTGTGGCCGTTAATATTACAGTTTGGCTACCCGGTGATAAACTACCATTACCATCATAGGTCACTACATAGTTATCAGCAGTTATAGCAACGGTTTTTGCGTTCGTACCATCCGAACCATTATTACCATCGGTACCAACATTTACTTTTGTGCATCGTATTGTTATTGTTTGTGTACCCGTTGTTCCTTCACTATCGGTATGTGTTATGGTTAGTGTAACGGAAGCTTCCGACGCCGACATTGTTCTATCCGATAATACCAATGTATTTCCTGATATATTTGATGTACCGGTACTTATATTTATACCACTAGCTGATGATACTTGCATAGATGTAAACCTACTTAGTGTTCCTTCTAATGCCTGCACCGTTACATCTGCCAACGTCCCAGTTTGTGTACCTCCAGCGTTTGCTAAAACGGATTGTGCTTGTGGTGTTGCGGAGATAAGAATATTTGGAACTGCTTTTTTAGCTTTTGAATATGTAATATCTTTTGAAGAACTTATTATTGTCCCACCACCATCTTTATATTTTACTAATAACGTCAAAGAACCACTATCTGCACTCAAATCGTTTATTGAATAACTTGTTCCATTAAATGTATTCGGAGTTAAACCACTAAAAGCGGAAATACTTGCACTAAATGAATTGGTTACAAATGATGATGAATAATTTATTGTTTCATTACCAACTTTAACTGTTATAGAACCACTACTTGCCGCAAATCCACCCACCACTACTCCTGTTGATAACGCAGGAAATGATGTATTTTCATTACTCGTTGCAACAGAAAATCCGTCTAATATTTTTACAGGAGATATTTTAATTGCATCCGAAAAAACATTACCAAATTGGTCGGAACCTGATATTGAATAAATTGTTTCACCTGTTGAATAGGGATATGATGTTCCAGATATTGTATATGTATCTACACCATTGGTTGGATTTGTTGATACTAAAGTCAATGCCGGGCCACTGCCAGAATTTACAGTCAATGAACCTGTTGTAGATGCTAAGTTTTTTCTTTTAGCTTCTATTGTTATTGTTTGTCCTGATGGATTTAGGGATAAGTCGGTAGCTTTATAAATAAATTGATTTGTATTTGAAGTGACAAAAACACCCGGTGCATTATCACCATCCTCAAATCTATAAATGGTTTCAAATTCTATAAAATTTTCACATGATGCCGTATAAACAATTGAACCAACCATTATTGAACTACTCAATTGACCTTTAAAACTATCTATACTTAATAACGCTCCATTATCACTTACATTTGTTAAAGTACCTGGATATGTACTACCGGCATAACTTATGGGTGTAATATAATTTCCATCAATATCAAATGCAGATGATGCGTATGTTACGGAACCTGTTAAATTAGTTTTTAGTGTTGAAAATTTAACTGTTTGATTTGTAGGGTTACCATATGAACCTGTACTAAATCTAAATGCACTTCTATCGGTTTGAAATGTTAATAATTTAGCAGTTGCACCGACATTACCACCTGTAAATACTGCACTTTGAGTTACTGCAACAGGTACATAATTATTATTTACATCATAAAATTCAAATTTGAAATTATAAGTTTGATTATTAATATTCGTTGGCATTGTTGTAACAAACGAAATCTCATCCGGTGAAAATGCCGTATCTTGTGATAATTTTAAACTAATATTACCAACATGCCATTCTCCTTGTGATTGTGAAAAATATAAACTTGCTGACGGGAAATCTCTATCAATTTTAAAAGGAATAATTGTATCTAATAAATTTTTTGTAGGCTGTGTTCCTTCTAAAGTTGCTATGCTACTAGTAAATGTTGTTGATTGTGAAACCCAACTTAAATATATTCCTAAATTACTTGAAGTAGATGATGAATAAAACGCATCTAAACCTAATTCATAAGTATTTCTACTTTTTATATCTAAAGATGAACTATATGTAAAATACCCACTACCTGTTAATCTAACACCACTTTCAACTTTATTGGATGTAAGAAATGCATTTAACGAACCTGTGTTCCAATAATTTTTAAGTGTTTCCGATGTTATAATACCGGTCTGCCCAACAACACTACCACTTAAAGTATAACTTGTTAATAATTCTTTTGATTCAACTAATATATCTTGTATTAAATCATAATCAGAAATATCACCATCCGAAGTTCTAAATACTTTTACTCTTTTTACATCCCCTGCAAATGTTTCTAATCTAGAAAGTTTAATATCGGCAAAAGATTGAGTAACCGCACTGGCAATTTTACTACCACTAACTATTGTGTAAATGGGGTTTAATATTTCAGTAATTGTAGCTTGTGGTCTTTGGTAAAATCTAATCTTTGTAGTATTAGCTAAAGATGGATTTACATTAATTTGTTTTTGCCATTTTACATTATATTTACCAATCCAATCAATAGGAACAGGTGTTAATATTCCATTTCCATCTTCGTATTCATCTAACTCACCCAATATTGTGAGAGTACACGGCCCGAATGTTGTTTCCGGATAAATGTATATTGCAACAACCTTAGATACACCTTCAAAATATTCCGCAATTATTGATGTATTTGTAGAACCACTTATATTAGTATTAATCATCCCTTCACCCGGTTCGTGATAAATTATATTACCTATGGAATCTTTAATTTCAATTTGTATTTTTGTATCAGGAACCAATTCTTCTGACCCCGCAATTAAAAATGCATTCTTACCACCGGTTAGAGTATCAGGTAGTTCAGTTATTCTAAAATATCTACTATTGGGATTTACATCATTTACTAATACATTAAATCTATCTAAATCTTTTGCAAACGATGTTTTTTGTATAACAGCCATTTAATCTTTTTAAATAAATATCTCTAAAAAAAGAATTATGTCATATTTATCTAAAGAAAACTAATATATCTTTTAACAAACTAAAGAAAACTAAATAAGTTATGAAATACGCAATGTTACAAATCAAAAAAGAAACCCATGAACTTCTCAAAGGGTATTGTGAAGAACACGGGTTTAAAATGGGTAGTCTAGTTGAAAATCTAATCAAGAAACACGTCGGTGTCTCAAAACCACAATCTAGTGTGTTGAAGGCTGATAAGGTCGTTCTTAGAAATCAATCTTACTAAACCCATTTACTTTTTTTATTTCTATCAATCCATCTACGATATCTCTCATTTGTTCTAAGTGAGAAATAACCCAAATGAAATCAAATTGAGTTTTAAGATATTGCATCATCATAAATAAAGATGATAAGTTATCTGCGTCCAATGTTCCAAATCCTTCGTCTACTACTAAGAAATTCGGACGAGGTAAGTTACATACATTGATAAGTGCAACTCTAATAGCAAGTCCACTAACGAACTTCTCCATTCCACTACACATCTCCAATGGCCATTCCTGGTCTTCGTAAACTATTTTTGCATTGATTGATTTACCATCCATTTCCATTGTCACACCAAAGTCTACAACTTGTGCAAGGATATTGTTTACCTCATTCTCAATAACAGGTAAAGCTTTTGAAATCAATTCATATGGAATACCATCTCTCTTTACAGCATCTAAATAATAGGTGTATAATCGGTTCTTTTCCTCTAAGTCCTTAACCTCATTCATCTTTTGTTTGATACTGTCTATATAAGTCTGTAATGATGATATAGAACCATTTGTAGTTGCTACTTGTTTAGTAATATCTTTAATGTCAGACTCAATTTTCTTTTTCTCTACTTCTAATTCTTTGATTTGTTTTTCTAACTCTTTATTACTTTGAATTGTTTCTTCGTTTTCAAAATACTTTTCAATATCTTCTTCTACTTTGTCTAATTGAGTTTGTAATAATTCTTCTTTTGTTTCCAAACCTTTTAACTCAGCCTCAGCAGTTTTTAATATACCTTTGGATTGTCCAAGTTTTATTTTTAAGTCTGTCAATTCATTATATTGTTCCTCAACACCTTCCATTGTATCTAATGTTTGTTGAATACCGGTACAATCAACCAATGCTTCTCTAAGCATTTCTTTCAATTGAGGTAATAATTCTTTTACTCTCATTGCATCTTTTACAAAAGTATTATCACAACAAAACTTACAATTTGGGTCGTATTTATGATTATCCAAATTTTTAATTGTTTCTTCTGCAGAGCTTACATGCAATTTTGCAGTATCATATACTTTGGTTTCATCAACTAATTTCTTTTGATATTCTTTATAGTTAGAATACACAACTTCTATATCAATTCCATTTAATTGTTTCTTTTCATCTATTGATTGTGAAATTTCTTCAATTTTTCCTTCTAATATTTTAATGAATGTTTCTTTTGTTCCAATTAAAGTTGTATTGTTTTGAATATCTTCACCCAAACCCTTTCTTTTTTCTTCTAATGTAGGTAAGTCCAAATTAGAGTCAATAGGAGTAAGGTTTCTACTTAAATCTAATATAACACTATCTAACCCATCTTTGTCGGCATTCAATCTAGCCAATTCTTTATCCAATTCCTTTAACTCACCTTTCTTTTCTTTTAAGTCATTTGCTTTATCTGCAAGTTCGGTAGTAAAGTCATTTTTCTTAAAGTTTTTAATCAATACCGAAACTTCTTTGATATCTTCAATTCCTGTTTCATATAATTTGTCAAAAACATTCAATCCCATAAATTGAGCAAGTAAGTCTTTTCTCTCACTTTGGGATTTGTCAATGAATATAGAGTTATTACCTTGTAACGATAATGCAGTCAATACGAAATCCTCATACTTACCAACATATTGTTCAATTACGGCATTTGTGTCTCTCCTTTCAGTTCCGTTCAAAGAAGTTTTATCATCACCATCTTGTCTATAAAACTGAACATCAACTTTAACATTCTTTCCTTTGTTTATAGTTTTTGCAGTTCTCTCAATATGATAATCTATACCTTCAATTTGAAAATGTAAATGACAACTAAAATCTTGCTTTCTATTGTTTAAGATATTTTGTGCTTTGAATGCTCTACTACTCTTATCATAAAGACAGAATGAAATTGCGTCAAAGATAGATGACTTACCTTGTGCATTAGGTGCAAACAATCCCATCAATCCGTTTAACTTACTAAAATCAATCTTATTGTCCTCACCATAACTAAACATATTAGAAAACTCAAATCTAATCGGTTTCCAATAAATGTTTCTTAAAGTTTCCTCATGTGTAATTCTACTATTGACATCTCTGTTTATCTTTTCTAATTCACCCAAGTCTTTTGCATCAACAAACGGCATCATTCTTTCCACATACTCATTTATTAAAGAGTTTTGGTAGTTTATATCTGCAATGTTTTCAAAGTCTAATTTATTACTTCTATCTCCTGTTTTCTTTTTTGATAGGGAGTCGGTTCTAATAATTGTAAAGTCGTCAACACCATATTTCATTTTGATTTCTGCAATTACCTTTTTAGTGTCCGCAGTATCGGTGTTCGACAATCTTACTCTTAAACGAGGATGTTTTGGCATATCATTTACAACTGGAACCTTACCATTGTCAATATCCATAGTATAATAACCATAATCATTTTGAATATCAATTTCCTCATAGGTCATTGTATCTAAATCCCATGCTAAAAATCCATGTCTATCCAATGTCTCACCAAAATTTTGTTGTAATAGAGAACCCGCATAAACTACCTTACATCCCTTCGGACTTATCATTTCTTGACGCTTATGAATATCACCTAATAAGGCTAAATCAAAACCATCAAATATATCCGTTGTAAAATGTCTACTACTTACCACATATCCAATATCAGTTTGAGAATTATCAACAGGTCCGTGGAATAAGGCAATCTTTTTATTACCAAATAGTTTATCAGCACTAATCCAATTGTCTTTGTTGTCTAAAATTGAAAATACTGAAAAATCAATACCACCAATAGAAAATACCTGTGTATCTCTTAAATAATAAAAGTCTTTTAATTCTAATGCATCAACCAACGGAGTAAGAACATCCATTCTATCCATATTATTCATATTACAATCGTGATTTCCGGTAATAAGAATTGTAGGACAAGTTTTAGCACATTCTTTGAATAACCAACTTATTTCGTTGACTAATTCTGGTGACATTTCTAATTTAGCGTGAGCAATATCACCTGCTAAATATATAATTGCATCATCAGTTCCTCTTTTACGGATTTCCTCAAACATTTTTTCAAATACCTGTCTATACTCTTTGTGTCTTTTTACATTACGGATGTGTACATCGGCAATGTGGTAAATTGTTTTTAATTTACTACTCATAGTGAGTTTATTTTGTTTAATAATAATTCTTCGGGAGAAAACTCTTTGGTTTTCTTTAATTCCTCATAGAATTTTTCATACCCCATATCGGCGGCATCTTTGTCTTTAAGATACATCATTTTTACATGAATACCTTGTTTTCTAAAATATTCGGCAGCTTTAAGTGCCTCATTTATTGCATCGTTGTCCAATGAAATAATAATATCGGTAATTCCACTCATAAAGATTTTTTCAACCAATATTCTTGATGGAAATTTACCTAATAATGGAATTGCATTTCTTTTAATTGTGATTGCATCAAATACACCTTCACATAGTATAATCGGTTCATTCCAATTTACTTGGGAGTCAAAACATATTACATTTTTACTGATTGGAGGATTTTTGTATTTCATTTTGTTCTCCGGATAATACGAACGAGAAACAAAGTAATTTAATGTGCCATCGGAATTGTATGATGGTATAATTACTCGTTGTCCATACAACCCTTCTTTACAATATCCTATATTATATTTGATTATATCTTTAATACCTATTCCTCTTTGGGTTAGGTAATGTATTGCGTGTTTATATTCTGGATTAAACCCCTTTGGAACCTCACTAAG